CGGACGCGTTTGTAACTTCAAAGACTACGTATAACTCCCTTGAAGGCAATATCACTACCCTTACTGATCTTATCACTAATTTCAGTAAGTGTTGTCACTTCCTCCCCAAAAGGGTCAAAAGGACGTGATAAGTAATCATAGATTACATTGCTACCAGGGAAGCCATATATAGGCGAGAAGTACACTTGGGCATAAACCCATATCTTTAACCTATCTGAAGTAACGGCTAAGTGACATGCGAATAAACATGCACAAGGCCATATGACGAATAGGAAATCGAAACGTGTAAGAAAGGAAAGTGAGACTGCCACGATAGCCAATTCCGCCAATAGGCCGAATTGGTTATAGTAGATCAGTCCCCTAAGGGTTTTCATCCACATGAAAGCCCAACATCCCTTGATAACTTTTACAACTTTTAACACTGTATCTTGTATTAAAATGGGAAGTATTGGCGAGACAATAAGAGAATATGAAATAAGAGCTTGACTAAAGATAGATGGTGTTAAACCTCTCTTCTCTTTGAACCCGACATACGGCACGACCATCAGGTTAATGGCCATAGCAGCTAAGAAGTCCCTTCAGGCCCGAACTAGTTTATCTCTGATGATGATTTTATCCTCTCCCAGCAATGTCTTGAGATTTCTCAAATACACTACTGAAACATTTGCACGCTGTCTTCGGTCCATATTGGGGTTCAACCAATTATGCATCGACAACAGATACATCCGTTTGAAGAAATGATAAATACCAGCACCAACAAGATGCTTTGTATGGACATGAGGAAGTGATCATAACCCACTCTGAGGCCCAATTGCCATTAAAACATATAATCACACACGGTCTTTAGAACGTGCTGACTTGGCTCCAAAGAGCTTAGTCACAAGAGTTAAGACACTCCCACCTGAAAGTAGTGGGATCTGTCACATTCCACCTTCTACACGACGTGCTACACCAGAATTTCTGATACGTTTATTAATAAACATAGGAAATCCTTTTGTAAACAATTCGAATAGAACGGACGGTATGAACTCAGGATGATTAATACATAATAATACATTTTTGGCCCCCAGCGGTGAGAGATTTACACGGTTTATGGATCAGAGTTGTTTTGCGAATTCTAACACAGTACCCTCAAAGCCCTTAATGGGATTGATCGTCATACCCAGATATCTAAAGATATCTTTGTACTTAGATGCAACACCACTATGAGCCATGAATCCGTCATCCCCGAGGACTGCATAAAGCAGTCCCTTAGGGTTGATTCCTGAACGGCGCGCAGCTATATTAACAATTACATGATGTGTCAGAGCTAACATAGCAAACGATGAATAAGCACCCATAGGTTGGCCTACACTATAGCGTAGTTTACCAAATTGAGATGATCACTCACGATCCAAGAGAGACTTTCACAGTTCTCCTGGATACCCCAATTCGTTCAGAATTTGAACTTGCAGTTTAATTGGTAACCGGTCAGTAGCGGCCGATAGATCTAAACTTTGAACACTTCTCCCCTTCAAATCAGATAAACCATGTACTCCCAATAGCTGGAGAACACGGCGTATCGGTTTCTGCTGATCCCTAGTTCCATCACTTGGGAGTCTATCCAACTGATGGTATATGGAATCATGCAGAGGTTTAAAAAGGATTTGTGTCCAATAGTCAGTTATTCCTATCAAACGCTTTTTACCTCTCGCCTCATCTAATACTGCTATACGACCCATAAGAAGCTTATGGTCGTATAATCAGCATAAGAATAAGGCTGGTAAGCTGACAATACTCATACAAATGAACCAAGTTAAAACAGACCAATATCCATGTG